ACGTTTTACCAAGTCACCGTAGAAAATGCTTGTGGCGTAACCACTTGCAATTTCCATCAAGCGGGTCGCGCCCGCAAATACCTGTCCACCAATTAGGTTTACAGGTTTCAGCCCGTAGGGGGCGTCTACTGTAGGGTATGCCATAAATAAACTCCAAAAAAATTAAACGCCTTTACCGAAAGTAACCTTGGTACTACGCTCTTTAAAAAGCGGCATACGCGGGTCATTTTCTCGCATGTACGTGTTGTCTACTGAGTTCATCTGCTGTTCCGACAACTGCCGGAAGTGAGCGTCACGTTGCTCCGTAAATTCCACGGGGGTTTTGCATAACATCAAACCACCAACGACCACGCTGTCAGGAAAATGGCCGGAGGCCACGCCAAACAGACGAATCTCAGGGTGATCTGAAGCTTTTACGGGTTCCCAACCCTCGCGGAGCTTAGAAGAAAGATTGGTGGGATCATCCTTGTTGAGCGTGCTAACTCGAATCCAGCGAAACGCATAACCTTCTTCCGGTAAGGGATCAGGTAGGAGCTGGGGCGGCATCCACTTCGTTGGACGAGCGGTTGCTGCACGGGTTTCGGAGTCACGACTCTTACGAATTGTCTCAGTCATATTCATTTCCTCATCTGTTCTGCTACTACTTGCCGAGCATAAAGTTCCAATGGAACTCCAAGCCGCTTAGCAAGGTCCACCTGCGATTTGGTAAGTACGACTTTTTTGGGCGCAGTACTACGCGTTGCCGGTGAGACAACATTTGATCTTGTCCGCTGAGGGGGCGCATCAGCAGGATTTGTAGACTCAAACTCATCTGCAAATCTTTCCCGCATTTCGGCGTCAATACGTTCGTAGTATTTGGCGCTTCCTGCAGTATATCCTTCAGCTACAACATCGTCATGGAGCCCGACGGCGTAGGCCGTCATACCCTTTTTGTTTCCAAACCAAGGATTACGCTCGGTCCAGTCCCGTAATTGGGGGTCCATATCCGCTGGTTGCGGCTGTTGGGTAGTTTGTACACTATCTTCAGTGGTTTGTACAGGGGTAGGACGAAAATTAGCCACACGGTCGGCTTTTATCCGCGCCGAGGTCATCTCGTCTTGTGCCGTAGCCAGTGCGTCGGGGTCTCCAGCCTCGTAGGCTGCCTTAAATTTATTCCGAGCATTCTCTACATCATGGGCGGCTACTCGCTTAGCTTGCTCCACTAAAGCCGTCTGGCCATCGTGCAGGGAACCCTTGAGCTTCTTGTTCTCCTCAACTACTTGGCGAGCAAGGCGTACAGCCTCTTCGCGCTCGCGCTGAGCAGATTCCTTGGCTCGGCGTTCCTCGTGGTAGCCCTTGGAGAAGTGCTTGATACGGCTCTGGACACTGGCGTCGTACTTGGACAGCTCCTCATCCGTAACTTCGGCAGGAGCGTCGGCCATGGGTTTACGGTTACGGTCTGCTACCGGGGTATCGTCAACAATTTCAAATTCAGTTTCCGGCTCTACGAGCCGTCCACCAGCTTTAGACTGTTTGGTTTCAATTTCGTCAGGAAATTCAAATGTAGTTTGTTCTGTTGCCATGATTTACTCCTTAAGGACGTTGGATTCCGCGAGGGTCTTGCACAACCGCCTCAACAGAATCGTCATTAATAAGCCGCCATTCGGTGCTGTGAATTTTCATCCGGGTGCCGGTATTGGGCCGCGTCAAAATAAAGTCCCCCACCTTGCAGCTAGGGCCGCTAGGGAACTTGTCTTTAGGAAACGCGTCGGGGCCAATCTTGGCCACAAACAACACCGGAGACAGAAGCTCCTCATGGTGCATCATGGTCGAAGTTTTTACTAAGGTACTACCCTCAATAGTTTCCTCTGCCTTAGGCAGCATGCACAGGATGTGATACGTCACCGGCTCGGGGATTTGGCTTGCCTTTTGCTCAGCGGTGGTATTTAGTACCCCCGACAGGTCAACGGCTTGAACATCAAAGTCAGTCATGGTTAGCTTTCAAGATACGCACGAGGTCACCTATTTCCATCTGTGCGGTCAGGAGACCTCGGATAACTCCGCACAGTTCCCGGTAAGCAGGAAAGTCAGCGACTCCCCCCTCTGCCAAAGACTCAGCTAATTCAGTTCGACGTTGGGCGATTTTTTCGCTCAAATGTTCAAGTACCTGTATTTCGTTCATTTATCACCTTTTGGTTTCTGTTTTGTCTGATGTGCAGCTGCCTCCGCTGCGGTGTGCAGCTTGTGCAAGTGGGCTTGATCGGCATGCTTGAGCTTCTGCAGGTGCACCGCGCCGCCGTGGGCCATAGCTTGTGCAGCTTGCGCACCCTTCATCTGCTGGGCTTGTTGTGCCTGCATCTGTTGAGCCTGCTGGGCTTGTTGTGCCTGCTGCATCTCCATGGCGTGACGCTGCTTTTGAATCTCCATCTCCTGCTGGTGGCGGGCCATGATGATCTCAGGCGGCTCGCCGGTAGCTTGGTTCTCTTTGATCCGCAGCTCCCACTCTTTCATAGCCAAGTCGCCCTCGACTTTCTTAGCCTTAGTCTCGGCGTCTTGTTTCTTGATGGCCAGCTCAGCCTGCTGAATCTGGACCAGCGGGTCTTGCGCAGCTTGTTGGGCTTGCGCCTGCGCGGCCTGACCCTTGCTGTCCTGCAGCACCTGCTGTGCAGCTTGCGCCACCAGCTGTGACAACTGCACCTCCAGCTCTTCTGGCATATCTTCGTCCGGCTTGGGCATGGGGACGCCAAGCTGCTTCTCAATCTTCGTGCGGTATGCGTAGGCCAAGTGCTCCGAGATGTGGGCGTCAATCTCGGCCATCATCTTCTGGGCTTGTGGATTCTGACCGATCTGTTGCATCAGGAGGGGGTCCTGCTTCATGGCATTGTGCACAGCGATATGCGCGTCGTGGTCTTGGTAAATAAACGCCTTGGTCGGCTTGCCGTTGAGGAACGCCATGTTCTCGGACACAGGGTCGCGGGGCTTCATGTCGTCGTCGATCGGCACTAACTTGTCAGCGTTCTTAATGCCCAACACCTCAATCATCTGGCGGTGCAACTGGGGCAGGTCATAAATCTGTGGAGCCCCTTGAGCCAGCTGGATCACAGCTTGGTACTGCATGATCCGTTGTGCCATAGTCGCGCTGTTAGGGTCCGACACCGGAATGACGGCCACCATGTCATAGTCACCGCGCTTGGCTTTGCGACTGCCAGACGACGGGTCGAAGCTGTACTCCTCTGGCGTGTAGTCGCGGATGATGTCGCGCAGCAACTGGAACTCCTCCTTCATGGAGAAGTGCACCCGAGCCTGAACCGCGCTCATGGTTTTGAGCTGCCTTTCAAGCAGGGCGAGAGTCGTACCTACCGGAGCATTCGCACCCATGTCGCTGATGTTCATGTCAGCAATTGAGCCCAGACGGCGACCTTCATCGGTAATCTGGTTTAGCAGCGCCAGCAGAACTTGGCTTGGCTCCTTGTAGGGGAGCGGCATGATGTTGTCACGCAGAGCTCCACTGGCAATGTCCACGTCACGGAACTCGCCCGGGGCGATCGGGGTATCGTCGCCCTTAACCCGCAGACCGCGAGTCTTCATACCACCGGGCAGGTTGCTTAGAGTGCCTGCGTCCACCAACTGACGGATTATGCTAGTGCCTGCGCGGGCGTAGCCGCCGATCAAATTAATGAGTCCAAGGCCATAGGCACCGAAGCCGGGGATGTAGGTGTACTGTACAAAGTGCTGGCGCTTCAGCCGGTTCTCATCGTCGGGATTCCAGTTACGCCGGATGGCCAGAACCTCAGTAGTAGCGCGGTCAATCGTTACAACATAAGGCAGGGCGATGCCGTCCTCGTCCTTGTATCCGGGCATATCGTAGTCAACGTGCACCTCCAAAGTCTGGTAACGCTCATCGTCAGTGATGGAGTAGCCCTGATCCTTGGCCTTCTGCTTTTCAATGTCCGTGTGGATTGTGGTCGGCTCGCCAAGATCAACCTCCCGGTAAAACCCAGCCGCCATCAGCTTGGCTAGCTCATTCTTGGTCTTACGCATAACGTGCGTGACCCGCTCCGAGGTGCGTACGCTAGACGCACCATAAGGAATAATCAAATC